TGGCGACTGGATCGACCGGCTGACGGGGCAGGTGAAGAAGTTGGGGGTGAAACTCGGGCGGATTTGGCTCCCGAACGACGCGAAGGCAAAGACGTTTGCGACGCGGCACTCGCCGATGGAACAGTTCCTGGGGGCGTTCGGCGCGGACGTGGTGAGGACCGTGCCGCAGACGAAAAAGCTGGATCAGATCAACGCGGCGCGCTCGGTAATCGGGAAGTGCCAGTTCTCCAAGACCGCCTGCAAGGAAGGGCTTGAGGGCCTTGCGGCGTGGAGCTTCGTGTACGACGAGGAAACGAAGGATTTCAGCAAGGACCCGAAGCACGATTGGGCCTCTCATCCGGGCGACGGTTTTGCCTACGGCGCGCTCATCATGCGCGAGCGCGAAGCGGCGACGGCGCGGCCCAAGACGGAGGCCGAACGGGTGCGCGAAATCAGGGGCATCACGGTGGACTATCCGGGGATGGATTTGGACGCGGCGGGGAACATCGCATTCCCGAAGCCGACGCTAGACGAGATGTGGAACGAAATCCCGCGCCCGAGTGCGCGCGTATAGGAGACCGAGGACATGGGCACCGTAACCGACGTTGGCAACTACAAAAACATCACGGCGACAAGCGCGGTGACGGCGCGAGCTGGATCGCTTCTCGGGTTCTACGTGAATTCGACGAACGCGGGCACGCTGGTGCTGAAGGACGGAGGCGCGTCGGGAACGGTGATGAGCGGCACCATCACGCCAGCCATCGGATTCCACCGTTTCCCGGCGACGTTCGGAAACGGTGGCCTGCACGCGACGATTGGCGGCACGGCGCTCGACGTGACGTTCTTCTACCAGCCTGCAGCGTGAAGGCGGCTTAAAAAGTGGCCGAGAAAACCGTTCCGCTGCAAGACCGGCAGCGCGTCACGAAAAAACTGAAGTCGTGGCTCGATGATGTTGCGGCGTACGAACGCGACTTTAAGAAGTGGGATGCGCGCGTCGAGAAGATCATCAAACGGTATCGGGACGAGTTCCGCACGGGGCAGCGCGGCTACGTGGAGGCGAAGTTCAACATCCTGTGGGCGAACGTGCAAACGCTGACGGCCTCGACGTTCGCGCGCTTGCCAAAACCAGATGTATCGCGCCGCTTCCGTGACAACGATCCGGTCGGGCGCGTCGCCAGCATGATCCTTGAGCGGGGGCTGGAATACCACGTCGAACATTACCCAGAGTACCGCAGCGCGCTGAAAACCGACGTGGAGGACCGCTTCCTCGGCGGCAGGGGAACGGCGTGGGTGCGCTACGAGCCGCATTTCCGAAAGCCCGCGCAACCGAGCGGCGACCAGATCACGGACGACGTGGACGAGCCTGGCGAAGAACTCGACTACGAGTGCGTCACCGTCGATTACGTCCACTGGAAGGACTTCGGGCACAGCGTCGCGCGCACATGGGAGGAAGTCGGGCGCGTGTGGCGCAAGGTCTACATGACCAAGGAAGCCTTGGTTGAGAGATTTGGCGAGGAGAAGGCCAAGATCATCCCGATGGACGCCTCCAACAAGGAGGTTTCCGGCGTCGCGGGCCAGAACGACTACAAGCCGAACGACGCGATTGACCGCGCGTGCATCTACGAGGGCTGGGACAAGTCGAAGAAGGAAGTCGTTTGGTTCTCCAAGGCGATGAAGGACTTCCTCGACACGAAGCCGGACCCGCTGCAACTGGATCAATTCTTCCCGTGTCCGAAGCCGCTGTACTCGACGCTGACGAGCGAGACGCTGGTGCCGGTGCCGGATTACACGCTGTACCAGGATCAGGCGAACGAGCTTGACCTGCTGGCCGACCGCATCGACGGGCTGGTGAAGGCGCTGAAGGTAATGGGGGTATACGACGCGAGCATCCCGACGCTCGCGCGGCTATTCACGGAGGGCGAGAACAACGCGCTGCTGCCCGTGAAGAACTGGCAGGCGTTTGCCGAGAAGCAAGGGCTGAAGGGGGCCATCGACATTGTTGACTTGGACCCGATAGCCCGCGCGCTGAAAGAGTCGTACATGGCCTTCGAGCAGATCAAGGGGCAGGTGTACGAAATCACGGGCATCTCCGACATCGTGCGAGGCGAGACGCAGGCGAGCGAGACCGCGACCGCGCAGCGCTTGAAAGGGCAGTACGCGAGCCTGAAGCTGAAACAGTACCAGCAGGAAGTGGCGCGCTTCGCAACGGACGTGCTGCGCATCATGGCGCAGATCATGTGCAAGAAGTTCTCGCCGCAGACGCTGACGACGATCAGCGCCGTGGACCAACTCTCGCCGCAGGATCAGCAGATGGTGATGCCTGCGATGGCGCTGCTGCTTGGGCCGAAGCGCCTGCAAGACCCCGACGCCGAGGAAGGGCCGAACCCGCTGCGGCAGTTCCGCGTGGACATCGCCGCCGACTCGCTCATCATGCTTGACGAGCAGGAGGAAAAGGAGGCGCGGGTCGAATTCCTCGGGGCCGTTGGGTCGTTCTTGCAAAAGACCGCCGAAGTGCTGGTACAGACTCCGCCGGAAGCGAAGGGGATTCTGGTCCCGATGCTGATGCAGATGATGAAGTTCGGTGCGAGCGGGTTCAAGGTTGGGAAGTCGATAGAGGGGGCGATTGACGAAGCCGCCGACAAGCTGGCGCAGCTTGCCTCGCAGCCTCCGCCCCCGCAAGAGCCTCTAGAGTTGAAGATTGAGCAAATGAAGATGCGGGCCGAGCAGCAAAGAGCAGAAATGCAAATGCAGCTTGACCGCGAAAAAGCACAAGCCGATCTCAGTCTCCAGAAGGAAAAGATGATCGGGGAGCAAACGCTAGAACGCGAAAGAATGCAGCGTGATTACCAGTTTGAGGATGTAAAGCATCAGCGCGAAATCGAGTCTAGAGAAAAACTCGCTTCTGACGACACGATCAGGAAGGTCCAGGACTCTTTGTCGTCGCACGAAACAAAGGTCAAGGGGATGGTAACTGAAGCGTCTCACAAGCAAGAGCTTGGCGCTGTGAAGGCGGAGGCGCTATCCGCCCAACAGGACGCCTCAAAAGTGGTCATGGAAGAAATGAAAGAGCTTGGCGAGGCAATCAAGGTTCTTGTCGAGCAAATTGGCAAGCCAAAGCGGATTGTGCGCGGTCCTGATGGTCGCGCATCCGGTGTAGAGACAGTTCAATGAGTGCCGGGTATTCGACAAGCCTTAGAAACGCGCAACTTGATGCAATTACGACTGCAGTTGGCAATGCAGGAAAGTTGGCTTTATACGATGGTGTTCGACCGGCAACGGGTGGTGCTGCAACTACAAAACTGGCTGAATTCACGCTTGGCACCCCGTTTTCTGGTGCGGCGGCGGCGGCGGTTTTGTCTCCCACTTTGCCCGCTGCGACAACCGGGATTGCCGCAGGGGTGGCTACGTGGGCGAGGATCACGACTTCCGCGGCGGCGTTTGTAATTGATCTTGGGGTCGGTACGGATATCACCTTGAACACCACGACCATATCGGTCGGGGTTAACTGTACGGTTACTTCGTTCTCGATCACGCGGGGCAATGCGTGAAGCCTTATCAACACCGAGCTAACCGGCTTTCTCCGCTTAACCCTGCCGATTCAAGCAAGGTAGAAAGATGGCTGGGGGCGCAGAAGATTAAACATCTTCAAGACTGCATGAAGGGATGGTACGGGCGCCCAATCTGCCTGCTGGACGTGCCTGGGTCGTTGTGGATCACGGCTGATGGCGACTTCGTTGGACACGTGAACGGCGGGTATTTCGCGTCTGCGCTGGACGTTTTCGAGTCGAAGCTGCGCAACCTGTGGAATGCGGCGGGACGCCCGCAGTACGGCCATGCCAATGCCGGGTTTGCGAGCATCAGCGACGCGCTTTCGCGTGCTTCGCAGGGATACAGCCAAAGGCGCGTCTTTAACAAGGTTGGGCCGACAGGCGTTGTTGGCGTGACCTCAAGCCTGTGGAGGGTCGGCCCGGAGCCGCCGGTCGGAGCTACTCCGGGTGCCGCGCCGGGCGGGACTGCGTTCTCGTCGTCGTCCACCGGGGCACTTGCGTTCGCCAATCCGGCGAGCGGGACGAATCACCTTGTAGGGGCGAACGTCTCGGCGAGCGTCATCAATAACAGCCTGCTGCTGTACGACATGATTTTCGGGGTCGCAAAGACGATGGCGAGCACGGCAACCGAGGCCGTGACGGGTGTCCCTACGCGCTATCAGTCCACCACGAACACCGACGCAAACTACATCGGGGACAACTTCGGGTTCATTCAGGTGGGCGGGACGGCGCTCGCGGCGACGGCGCACAACTGGACGGTCTGCACCTACGCCGACCAAGCAAACGCCGCCAGTACGCTGCCATCGCTCACCGGCAACGCAAGCGCAATCGTTGATCGTTTGGATCATCCGGTGCAGCAGTGGTTCGCCCCGCTTGAATCTGGCGACGTAGGCATCAAGGCGTGGACCCAGATGCAGTGCTCCGCGAGCGTTGCTACCGGAGTAATCTGGTTCATGATCGGGCACCCGCTCGGGTTCATGTCGTTCCCGGTTATCAACAGCGTACTGCCGTTCGACTGGCTGACCAATCAGGATCAGGCCCCGCAGGTGTTCAATGACGCCTGCCTCGCTTTGCTTGAGCCGCTGAAGCCTGCGACCACGGCCACGACGTACACCGGCAGGGTCGCCACCACGAGCGCAGCGGCATGAGCAATCTGAGAAGTTTTAGGTGGAAGTCTGGAAGTATTAGCATAACCTCCTTACAGGGGTTCTGGCAGCTTCCAGAGTCTTTAGACGGGGCCGATCCGCAGATACCTAATTTGCCGATTTCTACGCCAGCGGCGGAAAGCGTAACCGCTGCCCTAGCGTGGACTGAGGACGAAGATAATTTCGTTCTTCAGGGCGCTGTAGCTGTTGTCCTTGAGGCGGCATGGCAGGAATCTAACGACGCCTGGGAAGTATCTGGAACGTCGTCGGTTACAGCCGAAATAGATTGGACGGAAGAAGGGGATACGTGGGAAGTAAACGGATCAATAAGCGTCGTTCTTACTGATACGCACGACCCCATAAAAAAGAAACGTTCAGGGCCGTCTTACGAAGATAGACGCCGAGCTTTTAACGACAGCCGTAAGGCGCTTATCACTGACCTGATAAGCAAGTCTCTAACTAGTGATGTTGTGCCGGAGGAAATTTCCGCCCCGGTTCTTAAGACGACATCCGGCAGGGTTGATGTATCCGGCAAAAGCGTAACCGTTGACTGGACCGCTTTAAAAGCGGACATGGAAAACCTCTACGCGCTTTTGGATGCGTATCGGGTGTTTATGGAAAACGAGGACGACGAAGAAGCGTTGCTAATGCTATGATTTCACATCCATGATCGTTACGCTCACAATGGCGGAACTTCGCGCTCTTGATGTGCTGGCCGACATGCATTGGGGCGGCCTTTAATTATGAGGCGCAGATACGTCCAGATAGACGGAGAGCTTGTCGAGGTTGGAAAAGACTATGTTCCAGAACCAAGAAACTCTCACTACGTCATGCCGGACATCAAGCCGTACAAGTCGATGGTGACGGGCGAGATGGTCGAATCGCGCTCGCGCCATCGCGACATTTTGCGGCAGCACAACCTGACGGAAGTCGGGAACGAAACCAAACACCTGTTGAACCGAGCGGGTCCGATCCAGTCGCCACCGGGCCTGAAGCAAACGCTCATTGAAGTGGCGCAAGCGAAGTTGAGATACAGATAGGAGCAAGCGAAATGTCCAGAGTGAAAGACTTGATGGGTACTGGCAATTCGGCTGGTAGCGCGAAAGCGATTGCCGGGACCACCGGTAAGGATCGTGACTGGGAAAC